ATATTTGTGCACTTTGTGTGAACGTATTTATATTGTTTACAGATGTGAACAAACTTGCTGTTGCAGAGTTTACATTTGTAATTGATATATTTACACTTGCAGTATTTGTATTAAGAGCATCTATACTAATTTGTTGAGATGCAGTATTTGCATTCAATTGTGATACTGAACTATTTAAAGATGCAGTAGTACTTTCAATATTAGTTAATCTAGTTAATGTAGATGCACTGAATGTTTCTAAATTTTGTGTTTCAACTAATAAACTTGCAGTAGTTGTATTTAAATTATTTATACTAACTTGCTGTGATGCAGAACTTGCATTCAATTGAGATATAGATGAATCCGTAGATGCAGTATATGCGTTGAATGAAGAAGTAGTTACAAAGTTACCACTGCTTCCGCTTACATCAGGTATGTTAACTGCAAAGGTTGTGTTATTACCCTTTGTGAATGTTAAGTTTCTAGTACCATTATCAAATGATGCAGTTAATAAGAATGAACCACTCTCCGTTTCAGTTACATAAGAACTAGTCGCTGCGTTTAATGCATTGATACTAATTTGTTGTGATGCTGAACTTGCGTTTAAATTAGAGATTGATACTAACGCTGATGCACTGAACAATTCTAAATTTTGTGTTTCAATTAATAAACTTGCAGTTGTAGATTGTAATGAACTAACTCTTTGGTCGTTAGATGCAGTGTAAGCATTGAAAGAAGATGTAGTTACAAAACTACCTGTATTAATTGATGTACTTCCACTAGCATCAGGAATGTTAACTGCGAATGTACTTGCATCTCCTTTAGTAAACGTTAAGTTACGAGTACCATTATCAAATGATGCTGTTACCAAAAGTGAGCCAGTACTTAATCCACTAGCTGATGCAGTAAAGGAATTTAAGTTATTTATCGATATTTGTTGTGATGCAGATGATGCATTCAAATTAGTTATTGATACTGCAGTACTTGCTGTAAATGAGTTAAGAGATGCAGTTGATTGATGAATTGCATTTAAATCAGAATCAGTTGATGCAGTATATGCATTAAATGAAGCACTATTTAATTTAGTTCCATCTTGCTGTATGTTAATTGCCGCAATTGCTCCTCCTACATTTGGAACTATACTTGCTGATACTAAACCAGAAAAGTGAAATCTAGTAGATTTACCTTGTACGATACCATCATCAGCTATCTCATTTATCGATGCAGTAAATGCTTCTAATGCAGTTGTTTCTGCTTCTAATGAAGTTAATCTACTATTTGCAGAAGAAGTAAATGAGTTAACGCCACTATTGATATTCAATTGTGATGCAGTGAATGCGTTTAATGCAGTAAATGAAGGTTGTTGTGATGCAGTAAATGCTTCTAAAGCATCTATTGAACTATTCCAACTTGCACTATCTGCATTATATTGAGTTTGATTGACTGTTGAATCAATCATATCCACATTAAATGCTCTTAAATTAGATGGGGTAATCGCTCCGTTATTGTTATTCGGAAATTCCGTATTGTTTTCTACCTTTAAGGCCTGTTTTGAAATTTCTGCCATGTTATATTTATTTTTAATCTAATATTATATCGAATCCATCAGAGTATCCATCAGAGAATGCTCCACCCTTTGTTCTATTTGGTGATTCAATTACACCAATACCTTGCTGCATCAAATGTCCTTTACAACATTTAACATCATATGTGTCTGAATCCAAACATAAGCAAGCTCTTCTACTATTCTTAGGTGAACTTAATCCTAATGTAGGTCCAATGTATATGCCGCTCTGATTCTCTCTATTGACAGAATAGCGAAGATTACCATTTCTACTATTTGACCATTTTCCCATTGATACTTTGTTTATTAGAATAACAACTATCGAAACATAAATTGTTATCGGTTATTCATTTTAGCAACGGATTCTTTGTGTAATAGATTTTCTAATACAACTTTATCAGCTCTATAAGCTAAATATAACAGGCATTTCTCTAACGGCTCTTTAACAATGACATCGAATTTGGTAATGTCCCCATCGGCAAGCTCAACAATTGTAGCATATGATGCCCACTTCTTTGCAAAATTGGCTTGATGTTGTGAGGCAAGTCCATCTCCATCGAAGATTTCAGGGTAGCGCTCAGCAAGTCCGTTAACAAATTGAATAAAAAAAAAAGTGCTCCGAAGTGTACGTGCATAGGCACATCTAAGAATTTTTCTGAATTATCTTCACCTGTATATGGTTTAATAGTGTAGTATTTATTTATTTTCTTATCTACTGGTCTATATAAGATATTCATTATCTTAATCCAATTCTCATCTATCTGAATTGATTCAAACTTAGTAATGTCCGAATAAGCACCATAACTCATTTCAGATAAGTTTGGTTCAAATCCATATTGAACACCATCTATTGTAATAAATTGCTCTAAAGGTAATTCAGTATTCATTAAGAATGAGCCTAACTCTGCTTTAATCATATTGTAATCATCTACCGATAATCCTTTTAGATATTGAGCGGGTAAATTACATAAGTGCATAAGAAGTAAAGCAACAGTTGCTTCTTCATCATCTTCATATGATTTTAATTCATTTTGTAATACCAACCACTTCTTTAGATTGATATCTGCATAAGATGTAGGTATTTTAATTTCTAATTCCTTTACCATATATTGTTTTGTTTTATGATTAACATTAATTGTTTTATTTTGGCATCACCATTCTTTACATAAGCATCCATTGCTATCAGCTTTGCTTTTAACTCTTCGTTCTCTTCTCTTAGTGATTGAGCAAATAAGATTAAATCTCTAATCTCTTCTGCACTCCACGTTTGTGTACTATCTAATTGATATGACATATGTTCCTTTTCTTTGTGCTGATTGTGATAGTTTCATCATACAACAATATCTTGCTGCATCAATAAGGTGGTCCAATCCTCCTTCAGGATTGTCAGTAACATAACCATATTTGTCAGTTGCGTATTGATAGGCATACATTTCGTTAATAAGGTTTTGTGATTTGTTAGTGACAAATATTTTATAATTGTTCATTACGTTTATTCCAAACTTAATACTATCCTTACCTTTAGTTACAGGCTTTATATTAAATCCACTTCTATATAACTCTTCTATTAGACGAGGTTCTGCTGAATCAGCCCAAATCTCTTCACTCTTTGTTATTTCTAACTTCTTTAGCCTATCTGCTATATCAGATGTTACTAAACCTTTTTCGTATAGCAACTCCTCCAAATAGATTCTATCACCACTTTTATAAACAGCAACAAGAGCAGTGGGGTCATTACTAAAACCAAAGTCAATCCCAAAACCAACGAAATCAGCATCGTACTCATCGCACGTAGTGAATTGGAATATCGCCTTATCGTTTGGTGCGAACTCACCTTTACCATATATCTTCCAATATTTAGGGTTCTTAATTTCTAATTCCTCAATTGCTTTAACCATATCAGCAGGTAAGTAAGGATTATCTTTATATGTGGTTATAAACCTTTCTACATCTTGCATTTGTCTTAACCAATGATATGGTGATACCGTTGGGTTGTATGCCAGTATTATCTTACCTGTTGTTCTTATGCTTAGCTGAAAATAACTTTCCTCATCTATTTCCGATGCTTCATCTATAAAGAGTATATCGGATTTAATACCTCTTAGCTTTTCAGCATCATCAGTAGAAATAAATTGTATTGTAGAATCTTGCAGCCCATATATCCTATCAGTTATGTTCATCCTATCTTCATTCCATACTCCAATGCTTTGTAGGATATCCTTAAAATCCTTCATTACTGTTCGTTTAAGCGATGGTATTGTCTTTCTGACAATAGTTACTGTCTGCTGATTTTTAATCGCTTCTACGATAAGATATTGAAGAATGGCGTATGTCTTTCCACTACGTGTACCACCTATATGTTGCGTAACACGAGTTTTGGATTCTAATAGATTCTCAAACGTTACAGTTGTATTAATCTGTACTTCCACTCTTACTAATGTTTACTGATATGGATTGTATCTTCTGCTCTATCTCCGCTCTCATCTCAACTCTACTCATCTTAGGCATATTGAACTCTAATAACTTAATTGCTAAATCAACTGCACCCTTTGGGTCTTTCTTTACCATCTCTTCCATTATGGATGGTAAACTATCTAATACTTTGTTTGTTGCACGAGCTATACTCAACTTCATCATTTCAGTCGAGCGGTTGATAGAGCCCGGTGGTCTACCTTTACTTAACTTATGCCCTGGTTCGAACTTCGCCATTATTTCTCATTATTTAAATGGTATATACATATATAACATTGTCAGTTGCGTTTGTAGTTGATGCGTATATATGTATATATTCTATCTAACTAAGGCTTCCCATATGGTGAATAGCATATTAAATCCAAATGCTAAACAAAATAGTAAACCAAAGTATGCAATTAGCAATATCATATCTTCAGTAGTGAAGTATGAGGTTATCCCTTTCCACAACGTTATCAATAGCTTTTTCATATATTGTTGTTTCATTGATTCTTTTATTCTTATACTTTGCTTTTAATCTTATTACTTCTCTTATTACTTGCTGATATACACCTTCTCTTATTACCCATTT